CTTGATGAATATTGGTTTCAAGAATGGTGTCATAATTTCGAAGGAAATTGTAATTACACTAACACTAACCGCCATAAAAAAGATTAAATCTCATAAATGTAGGATGGTAGTGTGAAATACCTTATAGCTAAAGACAAGAAAGGTAGTGACAGCCTAGAAAAAGCTGTCCAAAAGAAATTTACCAAACGTGAATTCGATGATCCAGTCTTGCAAGATTTAGCCAACACGCTAGGTAAAGACTTCCGAAAAATGACTAAAGAAATGATGGCTGAGATTAAGCAGGTTATGAAATTGTCTGATCGAGAGTTTTTTGTTAAGGCTCGAGGCGATATGAGAGCAGGCCACAAGTACATCAAGCGAACAGGCGGTCCTGGTAACTATCGTTATTGGTATAAGATGCCTGACGGAAGTATGCAGGTTAAAGATAAAGATGGACATGTATTGGCAGGTGGAGACCCGAACCAAGAACATAGCGAACACTATAAACCAAATGAGCATGATACAGAAATCGCTTTGCATCCTCAATTTGAGCATACATTAACAATTACAAGAGATCATTCTAGGCCAAAATTAAAAATAACCAAAGATAGTCGACCAACAATTAGAGCTATTGTGAGAACTAATACAAATATGATTGGTGAAACCAATTTCACTCCAGATGCAGTAGATTCACATAGTTCTTTGCTAAAAGATGCTGACGCAATAATTAATGCTATGGGTATTCAATTAAAAACACCTCTTAATTTTGATAATCAGCCAGAGCAAAAAGTAGGTGCCATCCACGCTGAATATAAAGCCTCTACTAAAGATGGTTTTTCTCATGGTGTTACTTTATATGGCCAGGGAACTAAACTAGCAAAAGTGTTAATGCAGGAAATAGGACATGGTATTGATTTTTCACTGAGTTCAAGTAATCGTCTTATACCTTTTTCTGAAGAAACCGAAGAAACACCAGAGATGAGAGCATTGTTAACATTTGTTGGTTCACTGCCTTTTTATCAGTTAAATGAAGGTGTTCCTAATATAGATACAACTCCAGAAAGATTTGCGAGAGCATTCGAAGTATATGCCTATACTCAAGTCAAAAGTTTGGCAGCTAGGGGTCAAATTAGTAAAGAATTCCTCAGGACTATGACACCAGATCTGTTTACCGAAAAAGGTGGAATGGGTTTGAAGAGTATGAGTTATGTTGAGCAACGAGTTAGCGAATTATTGGGACCTATGTTGTCTAACAAAATTAGAAAATCATTTCATAAATCTGGTCCAAATAAAACAAGAATCATGATTGTTCAAGGTGGAACACGATCAAAGGATTCATGTCCTGGCAAAGACACTAAATTACGACATCTTGTTGAGTTAATAAAAAAACGAGCACCTGACGACGTAAGGATCGACGTTCTAGACCTAGCAGTAGAGGGTGATGGTGAAATTATTCAATATTGCAAAGGATGTATAGGAACATCTGGTGGGTTTCATTGTCAATGGAGAGCAGATGGTAAGGCATTAGCTCAAATGATGAAAAGTGTTAAAAAGGTGAATGGTAAATTTATTTACAAATCTAAAAACGGTAAAGAATTTGATCTCAACAAAGTACGGGGTTGCACTTGCTATGGTCCTGGCTCTAATTCGGAGGATCTAAAAGATATTATGCATGATGATTATGTGTATTATCGGTTGGAACAAGCAGATGCTGTTTTGTTCCTGACTCCTATTCATTGGGCTAAACCGTCTGGACCCATAGTAGTTATGTTAGATCGCTTAGTTTGCTCGAGTGGAACGGTTTCAGCTGAAGCAATGGAAATGGTTACTGGGAATGATATTAAAAACCCAGAAAAAACAGCATTGGTCGAAATGAAGGGAGAAATGAATCATCTGAAAACGAACTGGCTTGAAGGTAAAACGGCAGCTATATTTATGAGATTTAATCTTTTTTATGGCGGTTAGTGTTAGTGTAATTACAATTTCCTTCGAAATTATGACACCATTCTTGAAACCAATATTCATCAAGACTATCATATCCATAAACGCAATAGATCTTCTTCTCACCGCATTTAGGACAAGGTGTATCAATTTTGCCCTCACCACCTGGAAGCCTTGTTATGCCGGAAAAATTTCGATTAATGGCCATTTAGTCCTCAAAAGGAAGTTTATTAGTTGTAGTAATACCTTCTTCAAAGGGTAAATTTTCTGCTTCTGTCTCGAATGGCAATGGTTCAGCATCCAGTTGAACTTCTTCATCTATAGGATTACCTTGATGATCAACGGGATTGCCGTCCTCATCTTCAAATTCCATAGTTTCGGGATCAACTTGTGAAGGATCAATTGGATTACCAGCTTCATCAACGTATTGAACTCCACCTTCTTCTCCGCCTTCTTCTGGGGCACCTTCTTCTGGAGGAGCACCTTCTTCAGGAGCACCACCCATCATGCTTTGTTCTTGACTCATCATGTCCTTTTGCAATTTTTGTCCGGCAGGACTCATTTGCATATACCATTCCATGTAAGTTGGGTCTAAGATAAAATCGGCGCCTTCTATCGACTCCATTCCCTGTTCTTTTCGAATGTCATTAACTGTTTTATAAATCTTACTTTCTTTACCTAATCGTTCAACTTCAACAACTCTATCTTCAACATTCAAGCCAACGAATTTGAATCTATATCTACTAGCTAAATCTTTGCTAAATTTAGGTAAAATTGCATCATTAATAACATTCTCAACAAATTTCAATAAAGGTCGTAGACCCTTGTCCATAGAATATTTAACTTTTCGTTCAACGTTGTTATAGTTTTGGCTATTACCTTGTGAACCACTCTTACCACCAGTAGTAAAACCAATTTCTTCTGGAGCAATTTGATAAACAGCACACATAACTTTAATCAAATATTCAATATATTGACTATATTCAATGTCAGAGTGAGTAGCATCTAATTTAATGAATTCCAAACCTTCTGGAGTGTTAACAATAGGTGTCTTGAACATCGCATCAATTCCAACACCTTGACTGTACCAAGCACGTCTCATTGCCTTTAACTGTTCGTCGTCAACTTCACCTTTTAAGTTGATGATACCTGATGATGTAAGTCCGTTTGTGAAAATTGAGCGATTATAATTTTCTGCGTTTAAGTGGGCAGAAACTGTATTCATTAGAAGGTCTAATTCGCCAACAGGATAACCGTTAGTAAATAAATCATTGACAGGGTTTCTAAACTCCATAATGATTTCTTTATTAGTATAGACCTTCTTCATTTGGCCTTTTACAACCTGAGTGTATTTATATTTACCTTTTTTCAGCATTTCCGGGTCTACAGGCTTTTCCAAACCTCCAAATAACTCGTCGTCTTTTGCGTCTGCTGTACTTAAATTTTTCGCAGCTAATCTCATAGAGGCAGCTGATACAGGCAACCAGTGGTGGACATTTCCACGTTCATCTGGAACAATTTCGGCAGCAAGCGTGTCATAAATCAAGGCGTCTTTAACGCACAGTTTTAAGAACGTTTCAAACGACATAAGTTCGTCTGCTTCTTCACGCTCTTCATCCACAACGCCTGTATTTAAAATAAACTCGTTGAGCATTTTGATTGTTTTTTTATCTTCTTCTTTTAGCTCAGACTCATCAACTTTTTCCCAAACAAATCCAGAATTATACTTGTCTTTTTGGGGCGTTGAGAACATGCAGATTTGGCTTAATCTTGTTTGAACAATAGAGGATACAATGGGATCCTTTAGGTACATTAAGAGCTTGTGTTGGTCCGTTAATAGCGTTAATTTTGGTTTATAACCATAATCCGCATGGTTCCGTTCAAGGTCTGTACTCCATGTGTGTCTCATCATCGCTGGATTCTGAACGCCATAAGGGCGTTTCATAGCAGGATTGGACTTTTGCATATTTTCTAGCATTCCATCCACAGCCATGTGGGAAAGCTTGGATACTTTTCTCATTATAGATTGTTTTTCTTCTTCTTCCATCTATTTCTCCTGCAATTATCGCACTAATTGTAATATGTTTTGCACAATTCTTGCTTTAAAATTCCCCAAAATCATATTTAGTAGTAGAGCGTTTTGGATCTTCATCATCTTCATTATCTTCCAAAATATGCCTATTATCTATTACTTTTTGGCCTAAAATTGCTGCCACCGCTTGTGGCGTCAACTTATCCTTCACCATTTTCTTCTTCAATTCTGCATCGCTTAAGTCTTTATCTTCATGACCTTGTCTATAAGCCAAATTACCCCTAGCTTGACCATACAATGTATGCAATACATAACGTATAGCATCCATAGCGTGGTCACTCTTCTTTTCTGCATCATCTGAGTAATTTCCATCCGGGTCTTGTTTATAAGACCAACGATTAAACTCATATTTGGTACCCATGCATTCTCTATTTACATACAACTTAGTTAAAGTAGTAGTAGGTAATCTTATGAAACCTTTTACTGTTGCAATACCTGGTTGACGCTTTTTGTCAACTTTGATTGAAACGTTGAATTTTTTCTTTTTTATCGCTCGAGTACAATCAGGAGATTCTGGATCAACGAAAACTCGAGTCGGATTATGTTTTCTCCAGTTATCAGATAGCCACTGCGCTAATTCGACAGAATCAACATCGTCTGGCATATATTCTTTAACTATGAAAACATTATGATCTTCATCCACAAACATCATTATTGCAGCAGGGTGGTGATAACCAGCATCAACTCCGATAAATAGTTCTAATCCACCCTTTTTAAATTCAGTGATTAGCATGTTAGTAGTTAATTTATTATTTTCGTGAGGCTCACCTTTCCAAAGTTCATACATTTCATTCGGAGTTTTCATGTTGCGCTTAGCGGTAAAATCAGAGTAAACTAAACCAGTTCTAGGAGGTGTACGACACAACAACTGAGAGATAGCCATTTCTTCTGAAGGAGCAGACGTAATTGCTTGTTCTGTTTCATCAACTGGTTTCAACCATTTGCATTTTGACGTTTGATTCTTCAAATATCCCTTACAAGCTGCGAACATTTTGCATCTTGCTAGGCATCCTTCGAGTCCCCATTCCATTTCGTAATGTTTTTGCGATTCTGTGTCCAATTCGTCATATTCTTCTTCACCTATCGCGATAAGTGTATCTTTTTTGATGTAAATTGGTATAGGTACGTTACCTGATCGCGAATCTGGACATCTTTCGGTAATATCTATTCTGTTCCAATGTCGAACTTTGCAACCGATTTTTTCAGAGCTATCAATAAGTTCTTGAACCATTCCATGAGAACTATCTCGAGAAGAGATATCAAATTCCATTGCCATCTGCTTCTCGTTGGTCATTGTTAACATTCCGTAAACGTTTTCGTAAGCTTGAACTTGTTCACCCTTTACTTTGTCGACCTCATCCTTAGCTACTAACTGAGCACGAGGAGAAGATGTTTTGTTCATGGTAAGAGGAATTACTTGCAAAGTGACAGATATTCCATCCTTATTCTTAAGTGTTGAGCGTTCTAAAATTGAATTTAATTTTGCATAATCCCGAATATAAGGCAAATCCAAAAATGGTCTAAAATACATGTTATAGGCGTTTTTGGCTTGAGATTCAATCATTCCAATATGAACTACATTCCGATTTGTATGAAGCATAATCATTAATTCAACAATGCAAGCGCACATTGTCTTAAAGGAACCTCGAGCACAATAAAAGAGTGATTTGAGGTATCGCTCAGCATGAGTTAAGTCATCATAATGAACAGCTGTTCTATATAATTGCCAAACCATTTCCAGAGGATTAGAATTTGATTCAGGGTCAATACATGTATCAGGAAGATCGCAATTTAGGAAACCTTTTATCCAGTTTCGCAACTCATCTTTAGTTTCACATACACCATATAACACTTCTTCCATTTCTTTGTCAGATAGACCGACAAATTGTTTAGGAATTTCGGCATTTTCGGGGATTTCTGCAGAATCTGGCACATGCTTGAGAAAATCCTCCCAAGCCTCCAATTCTTTGTCCAAATTTTGTTGATGTTCCCGTTCTTCTAGGGTTAAACCTTCTAAACTACTCATTATCCTCTTCTTCTTCCTCATCGTCCATGGCCATTGCCTCTAGAATCTTGGCTCTCTTTTTACCACTCATTGGTTTGTGATTATGTGTTGCATCTAATTCAATCTTCTTGACACCGCCACTATTAACGTGCATCATAAGTTCAACGATTTCTTTTAAATCCCGGATGTCTTTAATTTTGAGATTGTTAAAGGGGTTTGAGTTTTGCCCAGAATCCGAATTTCTTTGGAATCTAATCATTGATTCCGAAATTAAATCGTCAAAAAAGGCCATGTAATCTTTGTATCGCTCTGCCATTTGTAAGTCAGATGTATTTCTTGTTACCTTCATTATAGCGTTTCTACGTTGTTCCCATTTATAAAAATCTCTTGCCGTATAAAGTGATTGCAGACTAAAATCTTGTTTTCGACCAAATTGTTGATGTATGGCTCTGATAGAAGCACCAGCCATAAAATAAGGAAATAATATTCTTTCTATGTCTGGTGTAATCTTCATAGGTGCACCAATAGTAGGATAAGGTGATTCCTTATGCTGAACCATTAGTTCTGCGTTATATTCTTTGAGGTCTTTTTGTGGCGTGTGGCTGGTTCTCTCTTTCTTACGTTTCTTACGAAATCGGTCGGCCGATTTTTTCAGTTGTTCCTTACGCCTCTTGAGTGCTTTTTCAGCATCTTTGGCTAGACGTTTCTTATCATCAACTTCACCTTTTTCTTTACGTCTTTGAGCTTGCGATTTATAGGGCTTATCGTCCTCTAAAATCTCGTCCAATTCCTTGTCAGAAAAACCGAGCTCGTCCTTGAGCTCCTTTTTATTATCTTCGTCCATGATTACTCTCTTACTTACCTTCTTGAACTGTTACCCGACAATCGGGAAACCGCTCTGTTAATTTTCGTTCTAAAAATAATACTACGCCCTTTCTCTTCTTGAAAAAAGGTTGGAGTCTTTTAAAATATAATGTCCAAACCATAATAAACGTTTCTGGATTATAACTCACATCAACTTGGCGTACTGAAGAAAATACAACAAGAATGATCATCCTCACCTTTTGAAGATACTCGCCTGTGATCATATTGAAACCTAGCATCCACTCTTCAGTGTGATGTTGGTCCCAGGCAGCCTGAATCTTACGCTCGTCTTCCTGAGCTTTTGTTTGTTCAGTCTTCTCTTTACTCATTTGCATCCCAATATTCCTTTTGAGCTTTAATTTCTTCGCCAGTGTCTATATATTCTTGTCTATCCAATTCAGTTAGTTCAGTGTACTCACACTTTTGGCATTTGATCTTTCTTATTCTTTCTACTTTGAAATCACCATAGTGACCACAGTTAACGCACCAATAATATCTCATTTCTTCTGTTCCTCATGCCAATTTGTTGAACAAATAGCATCGCAAAACCACATATAAAAAACCATATCAAGTACTTTATAATAAGTCGGTATTCCAGTATCTTTGTGTGGTCTAACTTCTTTACCACAAACAACACATTGAAATGGTTCTTGAACCATCATATTAAAAGAGCTCCCAATAAAATACAGTTAATTTTAATTAACTCCAAACTACAAGTCATTACGAACAAAAAGCAATCAATCCATTCCATCTTCAGCTCCTTTTGAATAATCCATTATTGTGTCTATGAAATAAAGTAGAGCACCTAATGATTTGACAGCTTCTAAGTCCTCACCAGATATAAGTTTCTCTCGAATGATTTGTTTAATCTCAATCGTTAGCTGTTCTTTCATATCATACAGTGATCTGTTCTCACTACTAGAGCTCTCGACCAGCTTATGAATAGTAGTGCCTTGCGGAAAACGTTTATCAATTTCAGCTAAATCAATTTCTCGTACAATTTTATATAAGTCCTTGATATTCAACATAATATAACGATCTTTTGGTGCTTCTGGGCTTGCTAAGGCGATTATAGGCACTTTAAATTCTTGTTTGGCCTTAGCCTCGGTTTCTTTCATTAATGTTAGTATTGCTTGTGTTGTGTGAAATTTACACTCAACATAAAGACGATCATGTAGTGAATCTGATGATGTAATACCAGAATTAGAACCCGAAAAGGGAGTGCGCACTGTGCTAAATGCTTTAGCGATCGCTTTTTCAAAACCTTTCCATTTATTACTTGTCACTAGCTATCTTCCTACGAATCCCTTGCCCTTTAACTATTTTTATTTGCCAAAAACCGTCAAAGTCTTTAAATCCTATAAGTTCTGAAATCTTACTTGATTTTTTAGTATTTTCGCCACACTCAGAGCATCTTTCTTTTGGATAATAAGAGTCTCTAAATTCGGTATAAAC